GTTTACGACAGAAGATGTTGATGTTGGATAAAACCAAATAACTTCACCAAATAAATTATTTAACCCTGCTGATATCATTTGGTTACCAGATTCTACGTTAATATCATCAAATACAAAATCTTCTACTAAACATGGTAGTGATTCTAATTTACCAGCGTATCTAAAAAAACCATTCTCTGACATCCAGTATGCAGCACCATCTACTTCAACACATGCGTTTTGTCCAAGAAGTCCACAGTTAGTTCCAACTTGTGCAAATGCAAACGTAAATGGTTGACCAACAAAACGTTGTGTAAATAACGCTGTATCAGTCCAAACATAGATTGCATCTCTACCTCTAATAGCTCCTCTGATCTGTGATCCGTCGGCCAGTCTTTGTGTACCAGCTGTATTGGTTGCTGTAGGCGTGTAAGTATTTATATCTTCTTGATCCGAAAATCTAATAAACATATCGTCTTGTGTTGTGGTATCACCTATCGTTGTTTCTGTTCCAAAAAATACTAAGTGACGATCCGGTGTAGATACAACCATGTGTCTTGATGCAGTAGGTGCACCAGATATAATCGTTGCTCTATTATTTGTTGCATTTGTTGCAGCAGAGTTCCATTCAAATACAGCACTGTCATGAATTAAACAAATAGCTTTGTCACCAAAATTATCTAATGACCACATCCCTGGTTCAAGGACCAAGTCTCCTGATGCAGCTTCACCCCATGCAACATAATCAGTAGAATTTGTTACTGTTGCTCCATCACTGTGTGCAGCTCTTGTAGTTCCTCTAACTGCTCTTGTTATACCTGTTAAATCGTTTCCAGAAACACCTGTGTAAGATATTTCTTCTGAACCTACCTGAATAAAATTTGTACCTGAAGTTGGAAACTGCGAAGCATCAGCAACTGTAATAGAAGTTCCTGATCCACCTGTTCCAGCAGTGTTATCTCCTAAAGCACCATTTAAAGTAGTTATAGATGCTCCAATCTCTTCTCCACCCCAAGTTCCTAATGACCAACCAAAACCTTTTGCTTGTACCGCTGGACCAACAGGATAATAATGTTGAACTCGTATACCACCTGATGTAGTTGCACCAGATCCACTTTCATTTGATGGCATTGTAATTGTAAGAGTAGTTGCTGATGGCACACTTGTTACCATAAATTTTTTATCATCAAAATCAGATGCACTAAAATTAGAGTTTGTAATTGTAGAAAAATTATCTAATAATATAATATCACCAGCTTCTATACTGTGTGAAGTAGAAAAAGTTAATGTAACGACTGCTGATCCATTAGTCGTAGTAAATGCATTTGAAAGAGTTGTTGTAGTTTTAATTGGGTGTATGTCATAAAACACACCTCCAGAATATACATATAAAATTCTATTAGTTCCTATGATAGAGTATTTAATAGATGTAGAACTAACAAAATGATGTAATCCTCTACCTGCTCCAGTCAAATCATTTGAACCACCTAATTGTTTCCAACCACCTATTTTTTCAGGTGTACCATATCTAAACCTAACATTATCACAATCAACCCATTGACCTTCTGCTCCGGTTTCTGTAATTTGTTTATTGATACCTGGCTGAAATCCTATCTTTTGTAGCATATTAATCCTATTTTGATAGGATCTTATATCATATTAAACCACCCAGTTGCAATATACTTTTCTTGAGTAGGAGAGGGTATTCCTCTATGGGTGTGAGTCCAATCAGCTGGCCAAATAACAGATAAACCTTTTAAAGGTTTTATTTTAAGTTTTTGATAATACCACTCTGTTTCACCTTGATCTGTAACGTCATTTAAATAAGTCATAAACACTAAAGTTCTACTTATCATAGGTTCTTTTACATCCGACCTTTCAAAATGCCAAGTTTTAAATCCTCCTTTAGGATAATAGTGTTGTATTATAAATGACTCTTTAGTGTGTAAACTTATTTTTTCTTTTAAAATATTATGTATATCTAAATACTGATACAAACCTTTTTCTAATTCTTTATAGTATTTTTTTACAAAAGAAAGTTCATTATTAGGGTATATACTTAAATCAATAGAATCTTTTAAGTCTTTATTAACAATACCTCCAGTAACACAACCTGGAGATTTTTTATTACTATCTATGTGATGTTTAATTAATTCATTACAAATAGATTTGTCTATATTAAATTGATATATAAAATTAGACATTTTTAAAATTAGAAGGTAAACCTAAATGAGGTCGACCATCGTATTTATTAGTTTCACCTTGAGTAGCTATATTATTGTAATGTAAAAATACTTGAGCACAATTATCTCCTTCAAACTTTTCTCTCCAGTGTTCTAATATACATCCAGAATAAACTAACATATCTCCAGGCTCTAAATCTACTTTTATGCCTTGTGTGTTTTCAGATTTATAGACTCCATCTTCTTCGTGGCCACCTTTAGTTTCGTCAGGCTCTAAATATATTGGCCAACTGTCTCCTCCTAAATTCATCGTAGTAGATATTTCACAAGACATTCTATCTTTGTGTCTATGAAGAACATCACCTTTTTTATATATTCTTGCATAAGCATACGTTGGTAATAATTCTAAACCTGTTTTCTCTTCCATTACAGGTTTTACTTTTTCTAATAATGTTTCCATTAATATATCTGCATAGTGAGAGTAGGTTTCAGGTACTTGTTCGTCGTTCCAAACACCTAACATAGTTTCAAAAGGTGGAATCCACTTTGTATCAAATAAAGTTCTTGCAACTTTTCTTTTTAGTAAAAGATATTCATAACTAAAATCAGCTATTTCTTTTGATATGGCCGATTTAATTATTGTGTATTTATGTTGTTTAAAATCTAACATCAAAATTTTTATATTTATTTATTATACTTTCAGGTAATATATCTTCTACTATAGTTTTTTTGTCTTGTATACCATTAGTATTGATAGTGTGAAAATTACTAGACAACACAGAATCATCATATTTTATTTCATTAATATTAAACTGTTCAATATTATTATAATTAGGTTCTATAAATTCTATATTTAAAAAATTACAAACTTTTTTTAATTGAACACTAGGTTCTTTTATTAAATTTTTATAATGCACAATGATATAATTTTCTTTTTCTTTTACTATGTTTTGAATAGATATTAAATTATCCATTACAATAGAAGACCATTTTCCTTGAATTACTTCATAACAATAATTTTCTATGTCTGTTGGTTTATCTTTTACAACAAAAGAAGCTAGAACTTCTAAAAAAGGTCTATATAAAATAACGTATTTTCTATTTTTAATTATTTGTTTTAAAAATAAATGATATTCAGGAAGACCCCAAGGTGCTCTGTCTAATATATTTTTACAATTATAGTGTTCATAATAATTTTTAAAATAATTATTAATAATGTTATCTACTGCTTTATGGTCAGGAAAATTTTTAAACAATTGTTCATGTTTAATTTTTAATATATTTCTTATTAACAAAGCATTAACACTATTTGGACTTACTTTAACATTTGGATTTTGGTTCATTAAAGATCCAAATAAAGTATTACCTGCTCTAGGCATCCCTGTTAAAAAATAAATGTTCATTTCCAAGGATCACCACAATTCCACATTACTAACGAATAACGAGTTCCTTCAGTTACTGGTTTTACCCTGTGATATGTAAAAGAAGGAAATACGACAATAGAACCTTTAGGTATTATTTCAGTGCAAATTTGATTATGATCGTCTCCATCTTTATCATTTTGAAATTTAAATTCAAACTCTCCACCCTTATAATCTTTTGGATCGGATAAAGAACAAGTTACAGATAGTTTTCTAATTTTACCTTTTAGATCATGTCCTTCATTATAAGGCTCTTTCCAACTGTCACAATGCCAATCATAAAATTGATTTAATTTATATTTAGTAAATTGAGCATGTTCAGAAACATCCCATTGAAAATTCCAACCAGAATTATGATTAGCTACCCTAACAAAATAATGAATATATCTATATAGCCATAATTCATTTAACCAAACAATATTTGAATTACGTTTTTGTTTTAAATCTTTTAATTCTGTTTCTTTTAAATCTTTTTCAGATACGATTTGTTTTTGTTCTTTTGTATTAATACCACCAGTAACTCCTAATTGTTCTTTTTTAGAATTACCAAACTCTATTAAATTGTCACAAAAATGACTAGGTAATGCAGATTTAAAATACCAATAACTATATTTAAGATTCATGTCTTTATAACAACTTTATATATTATATATAAATAAAGTCTAGACTTACGAAGGCCAAATGTCTGATTTTCTAGCAGCAAACTGAGATTTTAACGACCATACTCCTGGTGCTGAACCTGGTTCTTTAACAACAACTTGTCCTGAACCTCCAGATCTTTTTTGACCACCACCGCCACCAGAATTAGCCACGGAACCACTTGTATTGTGATAAGCAGGAAAACTTGGGTTAGCTGTAAAAGGACTAGCTGGACTTCCTCCTCCTTTTCCTCCTTCACCTCTTTGTGTTGGCGGATAGGCAGCTTGAGGTCCACCTCCTCCTCCTCCACAGAAAAATCCATCTTGAGAAGTTGATGTAATATACCAAGGTTGACTTGGTCCAAATACTGGTCTTACATCCTCTCCAGCACCACCGTTTCCACCAGAATAATTTCCTCCACCTGGTCCTGTAGAAGTACCTGCTGCGCCAGCACCTCCTCCACCGTTACCACCTATATTACCAGGTCCTGAAGAAGGTCCTGCTCCTGCATTACCACTTCCGAAAGTTCCTGAATTTCCAGGTTGACTTGGTTGAGTAGCACTACCACCCGCAGCGACGCTTGGCCCCGGGCCTCCGCCACCTCCACCTGATCCACCAGGTCCTCCGGCATCTCCTGGAGTAGCTCCACCAGAACCGCCACCTCTGGCAATTAAATAATAAGGGTTAGGTTCAGATCCAAAAGTAGTATTACCACCACCTGCATCGGTTGAACCGCCTCCTCCTATGGATACGGCTATGGGTGTTCCTGCACCAACGGATAAACTAGGCACAAGAATAAAACCACCTCCACCTGCACCACCGTTTTTGTTATTTGGTGAGTTACCACCACCTCCACCTCCACCAGCACCAGCTACAAATACTCCTGCATTTGATGTGGTTGGTCTTGATGTAAAAGTTCCGTTACTTGTAAATCTAGTTATTAATTCTGAAATAGGATCATTGTTAACTCCAATGACTCCACCGTTTCCTTTAGGCATTGTCGTTCTCCCATTGTAAATCTGTTGCGTTCCAAATATGTTTACTTATGATAACACCATTAACATCTCTAACATCTGCTTTCCATCTAGTATTATCTTCGTCCCAATAATAATCATAAGTTTGTTCATAAGAAACACCTAAAGGTCCTGTTAAAGTTGTGCCTGTAGTAGTTATAGTTGGAAATTGAACTGGTGGCTGCCATCTTGCTGTTGTTGAATGTAATGTCCATGATGCGTGTGGTTGTGGTGGACTAAATGCATCTATATCTGAATGATAAATATACCCTATTCCTGCGTAATTTTTTCTATAAGCTTTGCTTTGATCTTCAGCTTCTAACCCTGTTTCAGGATCATAATATTTTCCAATATTTGTATTGTAAGATGTTTGTTTCCATGTACCACCTCCATAAGTATCTGATACATATTGTTCAGCTTGTGTAGATTTATCTCCACCATTATTTTCAACCTCTTGATTGTCTATAACGTTGACTTCTACTACGATATTGTTTTCATCTAATTTTGCGAAATGAGCCATTATTCTATTTCCTCCCATCTCCAAGTGGTCGTATTAAAAGTATAATTTTCATTTGGGCCAGGATATCCAGGACGCGGTGGTTCAAATCCATCGTGCTCTGGATAATATTTATGATCTACCATAGCCATATTTCTTCTTTGACTTCCATCTTTAAAAGTTTGTTTCCAATATGTTTCAGGATATGTTCCTAATGTACTTAAAATCTTTGGATCTTGTGCGATAAAATCAGCAACCCAAGTCTCAGCTTCAGTAGATAAATCTCCACCATAAGCAGCAACATCATCATCTGATATTCTTACTACTCTAAGAACTTCGTTATTATCTGATCTTATTTCTGCAAAATCTGCCATATTTAATCCGCCCAAGTACTTGCCTTTCTATATTCAAAAACATCATCCATGGACCAAACTCCAGAACTTACATATACACAATCTGTTTCTCTTGTAATTACGACACCACTTCCTCCAACATTTGCAAGAGAACCAGGGTTTGGTCCAGCTGCTCCACTAGCTCCGCCACCAAGGCCGTCTGTTCCTGCTGCACCGTGACGATCCGGAGCTGTACCACCACCACCAGATCCTCCAGTTCCAAAAACATAAGGTCCAGCACTTGCATTACCAGCGACACCACCACCGCCACCTGCGTAAGTTACAGAAGCGCCTGAAATTGAATTAGCTGTACCAGCTCCACCATTTCCTGCTTGCGCAGTAGAAGTGTTCCAAGTAACACTTGAACCAGCTCCACCAGCTCCTCCACCTCCAGCAGAAGCGCCTTTAGTTCCTGGTGAAGGTTGACCAGAAGCATTACAATCTCCACCATCATTTCCTTCAGGTGATGGAAAACTACCTTCATTTCCAGAGCCACCTGGGTTTCCACCATAATTATATTTTCCACCTCCACCACCAGATCCTCCAGTTCCTCCTGTAGAGCCTGCGTTAGAAGTTGTGTTATCTGCACCAAAGCCACCTCCATTACTAGTGATAGGTCCAAAAGTTGAATTACTTGCAGATCCACCAACAGTAACAGGTGTTGTTCCTGGAATTGTTAATGCGGTTCCTCCTGGAAAAGAAGTTCTAAACCCTCCAGCTCCACCGCCTCCAGCTCCTGTTAAATGATTATTAGGGTTAGCGCCACCACCAGCATTTCCACCACCAGCTACTACTAGATAGTGAACTGCTTTTGGTCCATTGTTTCCGCTTACTTTAAAAGTTCCTGAAGATGTAAATGTAGTTATCTTGTCTCCACCATTGGTAGAAGATAATGTCGGTTCAACTACAGGTCCGATAATGCCGCCATTAGAAGCCACAGCTAATTACCTCCCTTAACTTAGTTCCTCGTAACTTATTGTGATAGTAAGGTCTGAGTTTGCACTTGCACCTGCTTCTATATTGTCTCCTTCTTCAAGGTATAGAGATGAGTTTTTATCAATTACAACTAATGTTGCATCAGCTGGAACTGATATTGTACTTGCAAATGCAACAGGTGATCCACCTGATTTAGTTATAAAAACAGATGCATCAGCAGCACTTGAACCATCAATGTTTGCTACGATAATTGTATTTATTTTAAATACTTTTCCTGAAGACGATGCGTTTGCTAAAATTTCAGTTGTTAAAGTTGTGTTTAACGTTGCTTGAACAGACTTTGCTGTTATTGTTGCTACGTTTACTAGATTTGGTGCGGCCATATTTTATATTCTCCTGTTGTCCTTTTAACCGAAAACTAAAGCCATTGCAATAGCTTTTCCTGTTGTAATTCCTGCTGCTGCAAAGCTTAAAGTTCCAGAACCGTTTGTAACTAGGGCTTGATTTGCTGATCCATCAGCGTTTGGAAAAGTAAGCCCATCAAGAACAATATTTCCTGATCCATTTGGCGTAATTGTGATGTTGCCATTTGCACCATCTACAATTGTAATTACACCTGAGTTTGTTCCTGAATTAGTATCTAATATAAGATTGTGAGCACCACTAGAAGTTATAGTTGCATCTGCTGCACCTGTTCCCACTCTAGTTTCTCCAGAACCTTTTGGTTTAATATGAATATCAACGTTAGTTTCTCCACTTGCTCCTATAATCGGTGGATTACCTGTTGCAGCATTAGTTACTTCTAATTCATTTACTGCTGAAGATGTTGTTTGAAATATAATCTGCTCATTTCCATTTGCATCTGCAATAAAACCTGCGTCTGCAATTTTAGGAGCTGTTAAAGTTTTGTTTGTTAAAGTATCTGTTGATGATGCAGTTATAAATCCTGTGTCATCAATGTCTGGATTAGTGCCATCGTTCGCTGTAGCATAAACCATTTTTACTGCACCTGGAGCAAGAGTTACACTATCTCCTGATCCTGAAACATATTTGAATACTACGTTTTGTGATCCACTTGTAGAA